CTAAGGGTGCAGTATGGACGGACCTCACTCCGACAGGCAAACCAGTTGTTGACGAAAAGGCGCTTAAAGAGAATCATCATGTTCCCGAAGCGCAACAAGTACTGGAATACCTCTTACTCCAGAAGCGGTACGCCCAAGTCAATTCGTGGCTAGAGCACGTACAGGATGACGGTAGGGTACACGGCAGGGTCACTACTAACGGTGCTGTAACCGGACGTATGACTCACCAGAACCCTAACATGGCACAGGTCCCCTCAGTTAACTCTGAGTTTGGCAAGGAGTGCAGGGACTGCTGGATTGTACCAGAGGGACGTAAGCTAGTGGGTGTTGACGCTAGTGGACTAGAACTACGGATGCTCGCTCACTACATGGGCGACGAGGAGTTTACAAATGTCTTGCTTAGAGACGACATTCACACCAGAAATCAAACTGCTACTGGACTTGCAACAAGACCTCAAGCAAAGACTTTCATCTATGCTTTCCTCTACGGAGCAGGAGACGCAAAGATTGGAAGCATCGTCGGAGGAACGGCAAAAGATGGCAATGCGCTTAGGACACGCTTTCTACGAAATACACCTGCTCTTGAAAGTCTACGAGAACGAGTTGGATCTGCTTCTAGGAAAGGATACCTCATCGGACTCGATGGACGAAAGCTTTGGGTCAGATCAGAGCATAGTGCACTGAACACACTCTTGCAGTCTGCTGGTGCAATCATTATGAAACGTGCGCTGGTGCTGTTGGATGACTACGCAACACAACACAACATTGACTACAAGTTTATAGGGAACATACATGACGAAATACAATCGGAGGTGGCTACAGAACAAGCAGAGAAATTCGGCTGGCTCGCAGTGGAGTGCATCAAGGCGGCTGGCATTTCTTTTGAACTCAGATGCCCCCTTGACGGAGAGTACAAAGTCGGATCAACGTGGGCAGAAACACACTAATGAAAATCTTAAATGGTCGGAGACACGCTGATGAAGAAAACAAAGGACAGTACTAGGATAGGCGACATTGCAGAATTTTACGCAGTCACTTGGCTCTGGGACAACGGATACGAAGTGTTTGTAAACGCAGGCGCTACTGGACCTGTAGACATGATATGTGTTGACCCAGAAGGACAGGTGAAGTTTCTGGATATCAAATCGTACAGAGGAACCAACCTAAAGGGGCGCACAGAAATACAGAAGAAGCTGAACGTGTGTTACGTACACTTTAATCCGGACACACGTAAGTGTCGCTTTGTGGAGCACCAAGAATGAACAAACTTTACTCACTGGTAGATGACATTTACAAAGTAGTGTCTGAAAAGGAACCTGCTGATGGTGTCGATCTGTACGATGAGATTGAACGCTTTGGTGAGAACTGCAAACGACTCATGGCAAACCTGTTCACAGAAAAACGTGACGGACGCAAGCTACGAATGTCAAACATCGGGCGTGATGACCGTTACCTCTGGAACGTGGTGAACAACCCTGACGTACAGGAGGAAATGACTCCTAACACCTACGTCAAGTTTATGTACGGGCATCTGATCGAAGAAATGCTCTTGTTTTTAACCAGACTATCAGGACACGAGGTGACTGATGAGCAGAAACAGTGTGAAGTTGGCGGTATTACGGGGTCTATGGATTGTAAAATTGACGGTGTTGTCACAGATATTAAAAGTGTCTCGTCTTTTGGGTTTAAGAAATTCAAAGACGGAAGTTTGGCTTATGATGATCCGTTTGGATACGTTGCTCAAATTAAAGGGTATGCACACTCCGAAGGGGAAACCAAGTTTGGCTGGCTAGCTATGGACAAGCAGAACGGACACCTGACGTACCTCATGTATGACACAGAGGACACACAGGCTCCCGTTTACGAAAAGATTGGCTATGACATAGAGGAGCACATCGAACGCATAAAAAAGCTAGTGGAGCAAGCGGAAGCACCAGAGCACTGCCACGAAGTCGTACCAGATGGCAAAAGTGGAAACAAAAAGCTCGCAGTCGGTTGTTCGTACTGTCCCTACAAGTTTACCTGTTGGCCCGAAGTAAGAACCTTCATCTACTCAAGTGGTCCCAGATATTTAACAGAGGTGGTCAATGAGCCGAAGGTCACGGAAGTCTAAACTAGGAAACTTTAGATCGGAGTTTGAAAAAGATGTTGCAACGCAGTTACAACCATTTGGCTTTAGCTACGAACCGTTCCAAATCCCGTACAGGATCGAACGTAAGTACACCCCAGACTTTGTGTATGAACTCAACGGACGAACGTATCTCATTGAGTGCAAAGGATATTTTCGATCAGGAGACACGCAGAAGTATAGAGCGATCTCTCAGTGTCTCCCAGAGACGCAAGAACTCATCTTTGTACTGATGAAACCTAATCAGAAAGTGAGTAAAAGTACCAAACTTACTATGGCAGAATGGTGTGACAAGCACGAGATTTTATGGTATAATATAGATACACTTAAGGAGTTGGTTGATTATGTCTCTGACACTAGAAGAAATTAAGGAGAAGCTGTTGCGTTTCTATGATCCTGACGATCTTCTGGAAGCCCTGCAAATTTCATCAGAAGAAATACTAGATAGGTTTGAGGATAAACTTCTTAAAAGGTTAGAAGAGTTTCACGAAGAACTAGAGGAAGAGTATGAAGAATGAATGGAACATGACCGAAGAAGACTGTGAAAAGTACGTCAAAGACTGTGCGGAGCTACGTAAGAAAAGGGAAGTTGATCGTGGTGGGCCAATGCACTTTAAACTGACAGCCAAAGATCATCACGATGCTACGCTTATGGGTCAAGATACTGTCAGGCTGTGTGAAATGCAGGGTATTGTTCCAAGGATGAAAGATAAGAAGGGTATGGATACGCGAACTAAAAACAACATACTAGCGTTTAAAGCAGAGTTTTTGTTTGCCCGTCTATTCAATTTGTCTCCTCCTGTTGTCAACGTGTTGTCTGATGGGGGCATAGACTTCTGGCTAGGAGAAACATCAGTAGATGTGAAGTGTAGCTCACACACCAACGGCCCTCTTATTTTTGACAGCGAAGAATCTTTTGCGGCTGACTTTGCAGTACTGTACGGGGCAACTGACGACCCTAGGATTTTAAAACTAAACGGATGTATCGACAGAAAAAGTTTTTTTGATAAAGCCTACAAAAAAGACTTTGGTTACGGCGAGAGGTTTGTAATGAAAGCAGATAGTTTAGATCCTATTGAAAAACTATGGAGGTTTCACGTTTCAAATACGGAGAACATTTATGAGTATTGATAACGTAACGCCAGAGGAGTGGAACAGAGTGTCTAGAACAGCAGTAGGTAAATTGTACCACCCAGAAGACAAGCACAACCCAGTGACACAACCAGATCACTACAACAAAGGGGCGATAGAGGCCATTGAAGCAATCAAGGCGTCCATGCACCCACAGGAGTACAAGGGGTATCTCAAGGGCAACTGCTTGAAATACCTGTGGAGATACGAGTACAAGAACGGCGTAGAGGATCTACGTAAAGCGAGGGTTTACCTAGATTGGTTAATCAAGGAGGTAGCCTTATGAAAGTGGTAGAAGGGAAGTTTGGCAAGACAGACGAAGATAAAAAAGAGATCACCACATCAGAGTTTCTATCAGCGTTTGTAGTCAAGGCACTGCAACACGAGGAAGAGGGACGAAAGGTAAAGGTGGCTGTTGTGATGTACGAAGACGGTGAAATGTTTGAGGTAGCGTCCAACGAGCAGTATCCTGATGGGGTGTATATGCTTTTGCAGATGGCAGGCCAAGCAATTATTAACGAAACGTTAGGAGTAACAGAATGAAAGTAACGGACGTTACAATTAAAAAAGCATCCAACGGGTACATCTTGGATTGGTACGACAGTGATAGCAACACAACCATACACGCTACCTTTGAAGAAGCAGTAGCACAACTACAGGAAATCTTTGAGGAGGCATGATGGACGCATACCAACAGTACATACACAAGAGTCGCTACGCGAGATACTTACCAGAGGAAAAGCGTAGGGAGACTTGGGAAGAAACAGTCAACCGCTACGTAAACTTCTGGGGTGATGATTTGCCAGAGGAGTCACGTAAGGAGGTTTACGAGGCTATACACAATCTAGACGTAATGCCATCCATGCGAGCACTAATGACCGCAGGAGAGGCGCTAGAGCGTGACAACGTAGCAGGGTTTAACTGTAGCTATCTGCCTATAGACCACCCCAAGGCGTTTGATGAAATGATGTACGTGCTTATGTGTGGCACAGGCGTAGGTTTCAGTGTCGAGCGTCAGTACGTACAGAAACTACCGGAAGTTGCGGAGGAGTTCCATGAAACCGATACAGTTATCAATGTTGCAGATTCGAAGATCGGATGGGCGAAATCGTTTAGGGAGTTGGTATCACTGCTGTATTCAGGTCAAATTCCCAGATGGGACGTTAGTCGAGTACGACCTGCAGGTTCCCCACTTAAAACTTTCGGAGGTCGTGCAAGTGGCCCTGAACCTCTCGTCGAATTGTTCCGATTCACGGTGGACTTGTTTCGGCAAGCTTCTGGACGAAAACTTAGCTCCATTGAATGTCACGATCTTTGCTGTAAGATTGCTCAAATCGTCGTTGTCGGAGGAGTGCGAAGATCAGCCCTTATCTCACTCAGCAACCTCACCGATGACAGGCTCCGACGATGCAAGCACGGACAGTGGTGGGTAGATGAGCCTCAACGTGGTTTGGCTAATAACTCTGCGTGTTACACAGAGAAGCCTGACTTTGAAGCCTTTTTAAACGAGTGGACTAGTTTGTATGAATCAAAATCCGGTGAGCGAGGTGTCTTTAGCAGAGTTGCAAGCCAAAAACAAGCTTCAAAAAATGGCAGACGAGATGCTACCTACGATTTTGGAACTAATCCGTGTAGCGAGATCATCCTCAGACCCTATCAATTCTGCAACCTTTCTGAAGTTGTTGTCAGGCCGACCGATACACTTGCAGTCCTCAAACGAAAAGTACGAACTGCAACTATCCTTGGGACTCTACAGGCGACGCTCACAGACTTCAGATACCTGAGAAACATCTGGAAGACTAACACGGAAGAAGAGGCGTTACTCGGTGTGTCTCTGACAGGAATTATGGATCATCCCCTTCTGTCAGGCAGGGAAGACAACGCTAAACTGAAGAAGTGGCTTACGGAGATGCGTAATGAGGCTATCGTTACTAACGAGCACTGGGCTAAAAAACTGGGGATTAACCCTTCTGTCGCTATTACTGCGGTCAAGCCTAGCGGTACTGTTAGTCAGTTGGTCGATTCTGCTAGTGGTATTCACCCTCGGTACAGCAGTCAATATATTAGGCGAGTCCGTGCAGACGCTCGTGACCCACTTTGTAACGTCTTAGAGGCCGCTGGTGTGCCTGTGGAGGACGATCTAATGTCCCCTAGTACACGGGTATTCTCCTTTCCTATTGCGTCTCCTGAAGGCGCTGTGACAGCCTCAGAGATGGGTGCTATGGAGCAGTTGGAGCTATGGGAGATATATCAGGACTACTGGTGTGAGCACAAGCCATCCATGACCTGTTACTATCGTGATGAGGAGTTTCTAGAGGTAGGACAGTGGCTGTACAACAAGTTTGACAAGGTAAGTGGCATCTCTTTCTTACCCTACTCAGACCACACGTACCAGCAGGCACCGTATGAGCCTGTGGACAAAAAGACGTACAACCAGCTTGCTAAGGACTTCCCGACAGAAATATCGTGGGATATAGAAGAGGCCAGCGATATGACTGAAGGATCACAACAACTGGCCTGCACGGGGAATAACTGTGAACTATAAACTACTATTAGCTCTTTGTATTTTACTGACGGGATGTACTGTTATAATTACATCACAGCCTGAAATAGAGATTCCTCAAGAAACAAAGAAAACGGAGTAGCCTCTATCCTGTTTACCTGCGTCCTCTGGCTTGTCTTTCGGGTCATGGGGCGTGGGTATTCCCATTTCCTGCATCTTACGAACTTTTTCCTTTGACTTCTGGCACATACTGTGGTAGTCGTGGGATGTGTAGTTTACTGTGTGTTTGTCACTGTTGTTGTTTTTCATTTTAGTTTCCTTAGAGTCCACGTTGCTCATTTCGTATTTCTGCTTGATCTTCTTCAGGTAAAGCCGAAACAATGTCATTTAAAACCACTGCCCACGCTTGAGCCTTCTGTTCAGGAGATAAAAACTTTCTCTTTTCAAACTCAAGAACTTTTCTTACATTAGCTGGATTTAAGGCTACAGATGCCGCAAGCTTAGGTAGAGCAAGGGCGGATAAACCTACCGGAAGACTTCCTCCTGATACTCCTATCAAAGCAAGCGTCTGAACTTCTTTTGACCTAAGCGCTAATTCTCCCATAGTGCTTTCAGGTTTTGTGGAAGCTTCTGCCATTAGGTTTATAAGCTGTTTAACTTGAGGATAGTCTTTTCCTAATATTAATTTATATTTTGTAGCAACGTCCTTTTTTTCTAAATTTTTTGCTAAGTTTTTATAGTCATTGATATTAAATTCAGGAGTTCCTGCATCTGGGAACACTTTTTGCAAAAAATTCTTTTTCAGTAACGCCTCTGCCTCATCATAAGCAATAAACGGACCGATATTTTTAACACCTGTTTTTTCTACTTCGCTAAATCCTTTTTTAAGACTTTTAATAAAAGCTAATGTTTGTCTTTCATTTCCAACAGTCGCTAACAAATTTCCTAAACTTTTGTAATTCCCTTTCTTAGCTTGTTTTACAAAAGTTTCGTTTATTTCAGGAAGAAGCCCCTTTTTAGCGGAACTGTATTCTTTTTTCATGGAAGAGTATTTTTTAGCCGCTTCTGGATTAACTTTACGGAGAACACTAATAGTGGTATTACTAAGTTCGTCAGCTAATATTGATAGCTCCATTTCTACTTGAGAATTTGGAGTTGCGCTGTTTACCCCAAATTTTTGAGAAATTTCAGAAGTTATTTTTTTATCTAGAGAAATTAATTCTTTAGCTGGCAGGGTAAGCCCCATATTGTTACCTAGTAACGGCCTTAAGTTGTTGTTTATAAAATCTAGAGTTTCGTCGCTAAGATCGCTTATTCTTTCTCCCATATTTCTAGAAACATAATTATTAAGTCTATATACATGACTTCCTACCGGAACTCTTTCTTTAGAAACTAAATTCTTTAAAAGTTCTAAATTATCTCCGTAAGTTTTGATAGAAGCTTTTTGACCTTCCTTTACTATAGAGAATAAAGCTTCGGCTATGTCTTCAGAAGATCCATCAACCCTAGGTAAATATCTAGTTACTACGTTATCTATTTCATTAGAAACAATTTCATTGATTCTGGTGGCGTTTTTTTCAAAGCCACTAGCGGAAAGAATACCTATTCTTCCTATTTTTTCGTTAATGTTTGAAATACCTTGTACACCCACTTGAAAAGGAGTTAAGGTTGCTCCACCTTTTTCTAATATTTGTTGGCTCCTTTTAAGAGATTCGGTTGTTCCAGCAGAAGTCGTAACATTTTTAGTTATGTCACTAAGAGTTTCTTCTGGCGTAAACCCAAAAGCTTTACGAGAAGCAAAATACCCAGCCTTAAGTCCTTTTCCAAGTCCTAAAGTTGCTATGTCAAAACCCGCAGTTAATGCGGCCTCTTTAACAGCCTCATAATAATCTAAGTCTTCTCCGGTTAGTTCGTCCGATAATAAAGAGCCACCACCAGAACCAAGCGCACCTCCTAAAAC